ACTTGGACCCGATATGCCACAAATAGGATGGGAAATTCATCTGGTATTCAGTTGTGCTAATAATAGCTCAACTGTTAAAATATATGGTGGCTATAGAACGTCCGGTGGAGTCAGCAGTACAGCATCAGGAACACTCTACGCGATTTCGGAACCGAGTACATGGCGATGGAGTGAAGGTTACGCACATGACTACTTGAGCTCGTCTAATGCTATTCTGGTCCATGATTCAGCTTCGGGGCATGCTTCTTATTACGCAGTCATTCGTATAGTTAATTCACATTATACAAACGCCGATGAAGGTAACGGTAGGCTTCACCTAACATCGGAATGTGTGGGGACACGGAATGGTGTTGGAGCGACTATATGGAAATCAGTAGGGTATTTGGGCTTTGCCGCGGGTGACAATGGTCGTTTCCATACATTGAGAGTTCTCTCCAGTAGCGGGAATATTAAAGGTCAATGGACTGCATTTCCCATCACAACTTAAAAAATAGCTTATAATACTATAGAATGATCCGTATATGGATTGGGTACGACGAAGAAACTGTTGAAATCGTAGATGTCATGGAATATGAAGGAGATGATTTTGATCGGATTCCTGGTGCTACGTATGTAGAAATATTCCCACCCTTACATCCTGGTGCTATCAAACTAGAAAAGAGCACTAATGGTACTATATCCATAGTCCGCGATGACGATAAATGGGCTGTTATAGAACCGAAGTTACTCAGGAATTTCCGCCAAGAACGCAACAGACGCCTCGCCGAGGTGGATTGGATGTTCTCGGGAGATTATAAGATTGATCCAGAAATATATCAAGAGTGGCTTGTATACCGTAAAGCTTTACGTGACCTTCCGTCTACGACCGAGGATCCAGCAAACCCCACTTGGCCGGAAAAACCTGCTAAAGACACTGGGCGAACAGTAGATTATTATGAACGTGACACTCAATCAACTAAGATAATTCTTCTTCAGAATGTTGTAAACAGTCTATTAAAGAGGATAGAAAATTTAGAGAATCCGTAAAAATAAACTCTCTATATAATATAAAATGTCTGGTGGTATCGCCCAACTCGTCGCCGTAGGTGCTCAGGATGTACACCTCGTCGGTCAGCCCGAGGTCAGTTTTTTTAGGTCTACCTACAAGCGTCACACGAACTTCTCCCAAACTGTCGAGCGTCAGGTCATTCAGGGCAACGTCTCGAACAATGGTATGTCCACCATCCGCTTCGAGCGCAAGGGTGACATGCTCAACTATGTCTACCTCGTACCCAACAATGGTACCGCTACCCAAACCGTCGCCGATTGGACCACGGTTATCAAGAAGGTTGAACTCCTCATCGGTGGCCAACTCATTGATGAACAAGATTCCATCTACTCTACCCTGATCGCCCCCACTCTCTCGGCGACTTCTTCTTCCAAGTCCGTCGCGGGTGGTCTCTACACCGGTGCTGCCTCTGAGCGGTTCTACCCTCTCCGTTTCGCCTTTTGTGAGAATTGGCAGACTGCACTTCCCCTGATCGCCCTTCAATACCACGACGTGGAGCTTCGCATCACATGGGGTCCCAACGCCGCGGACAACAGTTTCAAGTGGGATGTCTATGCCAACTATGCCTACCTCGATACTCAGGAGCGTGAGGTATTCGCTTCCAAGCCCCAAAACATGCTCATCACGCAGACCCAGAAGGCGATCGCCTCCGGTTCGAAAATGCAGGAGCTCAACTTCAACCACCCTGTCAAGTACCTAGCCTCTGCGGACACCTCCGCCCTCGAGATTCTCAATGATGACAACAAGCTCAAGCTCCAGATCAACGGCACTGACGTGGCCGACTTCAAGTTCGCCAACCCCAACTTCACTACAGTGCCCCTCTACTACCACACCTCCCACGCGAACGGGACCCCCTCCACCAAACTGTTCACCTACCCCTTCTGCCTCGAGACGGGTAAGCTCCAGCCCACTGGTACTCTCAATTTCTCACGTCTTGATTCCGCCCGTATCGTGAACGATACTCGCTCAGTGAACAAGGATGTATATGCAGTCAACTATAACGTTCTTCGTATTGAAAATGGTATGGGCGGCCTTTTATATTCTAACTAATTACTATATGTGGAATCTCATATTCCTTCTCGCCATCGTTTTTGTATTGACGTATGACCCCAAGTCCAGGACACTTGAAACGTTCATCGAAACTCCGAAGAACAACCCGCAATACGAAACCGTCGAAATTACCCAGTCTCCATACGAGTCACCCCTTTCAGGGCGAACACGTATGGGTAACATGTTGTAGAATACTTAAAAAGAAAAACATATAAACAAGTATATGATTCCATTTAATCACGAAAACATTATGATGATTGCGACCGCTGTCTGTGTCATCGGTGTGATCTTCCTTCTCCGCGAGCTCAATAAGACCAAGGAAGAGTTGTATGAGCTCAAGGAATTTTCTGAGGATGTCATGGAAAGGCTTAATGGTATTGACGGTTCTGATATCGATGACGAAGATGAAGATGAACCCATCGAAGAAGTGAAAACTCCGGGAATTAACATGTCCACTTAATGTAACTTGCGAATGCGCAATGAAAAAGTACAAGGCGATTGCTATACCGGTCAGCTTTGCGGATGGCAGGCCAAGGTTTTTGACTGTCCGCGATTGGAGATTTAAAGAATGGATTTTTGTCACGGGAGGATGCAGACGGAGAGAAATTTATAACCCATTGCGATGTGCTCTTAGAGAACTAGAAGAGGAAACGAGAGGTATTGTATCCCTTAAAAATGGTCAGTACACAGAATTTAAATTTATACACAAGGAGAGTCCGACTGTTGAACTTGAATATAATGTCTTTATATTCTTCGTGAACTATACGAGGTCTCAACAGCAGGAGATGGTTCGAAAGTTTTATGACGAAAAACAAAAGACATCTGTCAAAAAGGCACTTCACCAACCATATAAGAAAACATATGACGAAAATGATTTCATGAGTTTTGATACCCTCGAAGAATTCAACGCGCGTAAGCGATGGAAACTCATCGTGGACAATGTCATCAAAAACCCAGAATTCTATTCGTGTATAAGTTCTTTGAATAGAAAAACCTTCTCTATAAAATAATGAAGTCCAAGGCTTTCATTTTACGCCAAATTGGAGATCTTCTCGCTAAAAATCGAGGATTCTGTGATGAAGAGGTTCAACTCTGGATGCAGGAAAATGACGAAAAAACGGTATACGAACTCTTGGTTATTAAAAAAGAACTTTCTGAAAAGAAAGAGTTTCAGGATATTTCAGTGATGAAATGGTTTAGAGATGACGATTCATAAACATATATGTTTAAGAGTTGGTGTGTAACACAAAAAATTAATAATGCTACCAATCTATCACATGTGCTCATGGACGGAGGTGTCCTTTCCGTGCCTTTTGATAAATTGAATGACTTTTACGATAAATATATCGAAACGATTACGACGGGTGAGAAACTCTTTGTTGTCGAACAAAAGACGCCCGTCTATAACTTTTTCATCGATATCGATTACAAAGATGAAGAATCCCTTTCGGTCGACGAAATTAAGTCCATCTGCAAAATCATTTGTGACAAGGTGAAACGACATGGTGGTAAGAAGTGTCTTATTTCTGCATCGCCTCCGAAGAAGTGTGGCACACTCACGAAGACTGGTGTACACTTAAATTGGCCCGGTTTTGTGGTGGATCAGGCGTCCGCGATCGCTCTTCGTGAACACGTTCTCATCGCTCTCTCGGCGGCGAAACGTTCAGTCGACTGGAACGATATCATAGACTCGGCAGTATACGGTGACCTCAGAAGAAAAACAAAAGGAAGTGGCTTTCGTATGCCGTGGTCCTATAAAAAGGCGAAACACGAGCCGTGTAACGGTGAAGGTTGTGCTCAATGTGAAAATGGAAAAATGAATCAACTTGCATACCTCCCTGTATTCATGTATACACCAGAACCATTGAGTACGATCATACGTGTTAATCAGAAACCAAGTGTTGAATTATTGAAAATGTCTGCCGTTCGAACGGATGCTCCCCAGAATGCCTTCATACAACCACCATCGGTACCTATTCGCGAAGGATCATTTACCGATGAAGAAACGAAAGATGAACTTCAAGACGAAGAACTCAAATCTATGATCGAAATGTTTGTCAGAAAGAATCTTGAAGGACAGTCGGATGCATATATCACAAAACTTTTTAAACATAAGAACACATTCCTCGCTGCTACAAATTCGAATTACTGTGAAAATCTAAAACGGAATCACAATTCTAATCACGTTTGGTTCATAATCAGCGGAAAGTTGATTCTTCAGAAGTGTTTCTGTAGGTGTGAAACACTGCGTGGTCGTAGAGATGGTTTCTGTAAAGACTTTTGTGGTCGACGACACGAACTTTCACGGGATATCATAGACAGATTATATCCAAAAAGGGAGGAACTTCAAAAGTGCCCGGAAATTAAAAAGTTTGTGGAAAAACCACAAATTAAACAGGGGGAGGCGAAACCACTCATTGAAACATTCATTAATAAATTTATGCATGGTCAAGAGAACACTTCTGTTGTAAATATCAGGCGAGATAAGGCTAGTCATATCGTTCTCACAACTTCTTCGTATTGTGAATCCATACGTGATACTCACTCTGATTTAGTAATGTCGTATGTCATCAAGGGAAATAAAATAACGCAACAGTGTCCGCTTTGTAAAGGGAAAAAGAATAAGGCGAGAACACATACACTAGTGGATCCTCGCCTCGTAAAACTACTTAAACAATAATACGTATTATTACTAAATGGTCGTTGCGACTCGTACACGCTCCGGAAGACAGATAAAGAAACCCGTATTGTTTCAACCAACAGAGACTGTTCTTGAAGACGATTATGCCACTGATGAACACGATACAGACATCGATTCCGATATTGACACGGAGGACGAAGAGGAATATTCTTCGGAGGATGAAGAAGAAGATGCGGATGAAAATGGTAACCTTAAAGATTTTGTAGTCGATGACGAGAGTGAAAGTGAGGAATAATACACTTAAAAAAAAGGGACTTTATATTAGAAAATGGAAACGGATATTGGTAATCCCATTGAATATAGTCCTATGCTTGAGAATGTTCCAGAGGAGAAAGATGAAAGTAATGATAAGCCTCCAGAAGAAGAGTATTATTTTCATCCGTCGCCACCTCCGCCACAGTACCACCAAGAGAATGAGGGATTTGATCTATTCAAAAACGTAGAAAAATCTACGTGGATCATCGCATTCGCAGTTTTTCTACTTGGATTTTTTATGGGGAAAACCATGCAACCAGTTATTCTCAGGTACGCCTGAAAATGGTACAAACGTTCCTATATTTCCAACTTTTGGTGGAATAAAATGATTAATAAATGGATCCCTATACGTATCTTCGATAAAACCAGCAGTTGTACTCGCTTCTGGCTTTTTACGAACCTTTTTCTTTTTCTTTTTTTTGCTCCCCTCCATAAAGAACAAAATAAATACAGTGCTGACGATAATCGCCGTCACGAGTATATCTATCATATGTTATTGTATATGAAAATTATTCCGCCTCCTCCTCCTCCTTGATTTCGTCCAGTTTCGCATCCTTTTCGCGCTTCTTCTGGCATTCCTCAATCTCCTTCGCGACGATGGCATCCGCCTCCTTGACCAGATCTTCCATATTCGCGTCTGGTTTCTCCTTCTTAAGACGCTCGAGGACTTCGGCGGGGTGAGAGATGGGTGCCTCATCGGGTTTGGTGTAAAATTGAGAGTTCTCATCACCAGGAATGGCTCGAACCTTCTCATCCATCATCGCTTGCTTACGCTCATTGAACATACGCGCCGCCTGTGCTTGGTTCTCCTTGTATCCGGTCATGATCTCCTCGAGCTTATCGTTGGTGTAATGCACATCCTCAATCTTGGTAGGATCAGGGGGGATCAGAAGCCACTTGTACAGGTCAACGACGTAAATGTCGAACGTAGGATCCTCTTTCTGTAGACGCTTAGCGTGATTGGCCGCTTCGTCGCGAGTAGCGAACGCGCCTCGAATTTTGATTCCGAACTTATCATTCTTCTGAGGCGCCTCGGGGCCTATGATTGAGAGACACGCAAAAACCTGTCCAGGAACAGTAGTGTAGTCGGTTTCAAGAGACATTGTAATTCTTTTACTTGTTAAAACTTTAAGCCCTAAGTGACTTTAAAGATTTGTGTTGTATAAGAGACATGGAGGAGATTCGCAAAAACCATAATAACGCCAAACGGGTACTCATACAGTCTGTGGCTCGCGAAGGTCAACATATTCTAGATGTTGGTTGTGGGTTTGGTGGAGATCTTCAAAAATGGCACAAATGTGGTGTAAACATAAACATGTGTGACCCGGAACCGGAAGCGCTCATCGAAGCGCGATCGCGAGCGAAGAACATGCATATGCGCGTTAATTTTTATGAAGGAGACATACACGCGTGTCCAAAAAGAAAATTTGATGTCGTCTGTTTCAATTTTTCACTTCATTATATCTTCGCCACAAAAGATCTATTTTTCAAGTCGATTCACGAAATCAAGAAACGCGTCAAAGCGGGTGGACATTTAATAGGTATCATTCCGGATTCAGAAAAAATCATCTTCAAGACGCCGTTACATGACGATATGGGTAATTTTTTCAAACTCAAAGATCATGGAAATGGTGGTTTTGGTGAAAAACTATTCGTCCATCTGGAGGACACTCCATATTATGCAGACGGACCAAAATCTGAACCAGTCGCATTCAAGGACCTTTTAATCACACATTTAGAAGAGTTGGGTTTTAAATTACAACTTTGGGAAGGGCTTCAGGGAAATCCCATCTCAGAGTTGTATAGTAAATTTATCTTTGTATATAATAGATGATACTTATTATTATATTAATCCTTGTGAACCTTTTGATTTTATTTCAAACACGAGAACCAGGTAACTTCACTGAAGTGAAGAGAAAGTATCGTGTTCTCAGAGAACATCTCAAAAAAACGAACAATGGAAAATTTAGTATGTTGGTAGACCCTATACCTTTGACGGCACTTAAAAAGATGTCTGGAACTGTGGGATACAACGTCAATAAGGGAGCGGACATAACTATATGTATAGGTGGCGACGTCAATGAGATTATGCACGTTTTGATACACGAGCTCGCACACAGTACCGTCCCCGAGTGGGATCATTCCACAAACTTTTGGAACAACTATTCGGAACTTCGAGGTATCTGTGAGTCCATCGGCATTTACACGAGATTACCAGACAAGACCAAATTTTGTGGTCAGTACATTCAGGATAAATAATAATATTGGACTACTATAAAATGCAAACGCCTGTCAATGATCTCATCACAGCGATTTTTTCGTGGGTTGTGTTCTATGCCGTGACACAAGTTCCTAAACACTTTGACAACTATTACATGAACCTTGTGTTCCTAACCGTCGTCATTCCCAACGCTGCTCGCGCAATTGTTGGCGAATTCCCTCGTCTCGCAGTCGATCGCTCTTTCTTCGCCATGTCGTCTCTCTTCGCGCTCATCATCGTGTTCGCAGTGAACGAGTGGTGGAAGCGGTCGAAGGATACTGTCAAGAACTTTCATAAGAGTGATCGAAGGAAGCATCTGGAATTGAGTGCTGTACTCATTGGTGCTTTCACAGTTGGTGCTCTGGCTACATATTTTAGTGGTATCGATAACTCGATCTATAACAACATGATGCAGCCGAACGCTTAAACCTTGATGATGTAGGTCTTCGCAACGAAGAAAATGATGGCGGCGATCGCACCGGTCGAAGCCAATCCGATCATACTTCTACCCCCTTGTTCGTTAAGGAACTTGGGGATAGAGGTCGCGAGACGATCCTGTATGGGCTTGCTCACAGCTATACCAGTAGCAACGGCGACGATCAATGAAACAAGTTGGTCGTCAGTAAGGTTGAGAGGATTTTTGCTTTCGGGAACTTCGGCTTTCTTAGGAGTGGGAGAAGGAGCCATTTGAGGTTGCGACATGGGCATCTGAGGAGGCATTCTGGGGTCTTCGGCCATCATCGCGGGTTCCATCATGATATCGTTAATGGGAGTAGAGTCCATCGTGTCTTTATCTGTACTCATATTTTTTTCGGGTTGTTTAAACGCTGTAGAAGGTTTGTTGTTCTCCTGTAGGGGGACCATACCTTCACCATCATCGAAAAGATTCATTGTGGGGACGTCGTTTGATGCCATGATACTACATTAAGTTTATGTTTTCTGATGTAATACGTGACGCAGTTATTTCTTTTTAGTGATGGTCAGTTTTGTTTTTTTCGTCGCCTTTTTAGCATCCTGATCCGCCTGTGTGATATGTTTCGGATTGTACATTTTTTTGTGCATGTTCCATAGTTGTGGACTCCCAACCTTAAAGTTCTTACGTATAGACGCTTTGTACCAAAACACACAATCCTGTATTTTATTGGATTTTACTGTATTATCAAGTACTAAACATTCATAATTTTCTGTGCAGGCATCCATGACTTTACAAAACATATCGAATGAGGGAAAGATACCAAAGAAGGATTTGTAAAGTTTCTCTCTATTTTGAATAATGTTCTCCCTGAGAATAAACACATAATCTACGTTTGCTCGAAGTGCTGGTGGAAGGTCCATTACATACTGCATCGTCAGCATGAAGAAGATTTTCCAGTGACGCCCGTTCATAAAACATTGTCGAATACACGTATCCTTTAGAAACTTTGAGTCGTACATACAATCATCCAATAACATGAAAGCGCCGCAGTTGTTTCGTCTTTCACCGACGAGTTTACGTTGGCGAGACATGACCCGCTCTATGGCATCACGATCATAGTCACCGTAAATGAACAAATCTGGGATAAAATCGGAGTAAAAGTGATTCCCCTCTTCTGTACCAGACAACACGATCCCGGCTGGAAGGTGTCTTTTGTGGAACATGATATCTTTCACGAGGGTCGATTTACCCGTATTTCGCTTCCCAATAAACACACAAACCCGATCGTCACTAATCGTTTCAGGTTTGAATTTCCTCAACTGAAGGTTCATTCTACTGTAGTGTTTCGTTTTATTTAACAAAATTTTACTCATATACCTAAGTTATCGTGTGATTGAGGAAATTATCAATACTCTTTTTACCATCAGATAGTAAAGATGAACATGCAGTCTGGATTCGGTGACGGTGGTTCTATGATGGCAGAGCAATACATAAAAACTATGACGGATCTTCTTCTCCCTGTACTCGAGAGAGGTACACTACTCGCGGCTGAATATTCGAAGGGCTGTGGGAGGGATACACTTCTTTCAGAGGATATGGAATATGCGATGAAGTATTGTGTCATGCATACTGTTGGTAACACAGTGGGGCCATCATTTCCTGAGATATACGAAGATACAGATGACTCAGATGATGAAGAAATGGAGGTGGCGACGATTGACGAGTGTCCTCCCTTTGTACGATATTCAGGAACAGACCCACTTCTTCTCCAGGTGAATGAAGCGTATGACCAATGGGATGCATGGAATCCCCAAAATCCGACAGAACAGATGTTAAAAAATGCTATTAATAGTAATGAGCACATGGGAGCCTGATGGTTGGAACTTTTCAGATTCTGGGGTAAAGTTACATGTGTATGGTACAGATGATGACTCAGATAGTAGCTCCAGTGGAGATGTTTCAGGCGATGATCAACTCTTCACAACTAAAAAAACTATGTACAAAAAAATATCAAAAGAAGAGTTGTTACCCGAATAAATAATTTTCCTATCCTATAGTATATTACTCACAATGAAGGCGGCTATGCAAACTGTCACCCTTGTTACTCAGGAGCTCGAGACTCAGTCTCTCAACGCGATCGTCGCTGGTTTTTCTTTCGCTGCTGCGATGTCCTGGATGGATGTCGTTCGTTTCGTCATTAACCAGGTGATCAAGGTGCCTAAGAATGGTGGTGCCCAGTACGCGCTTACCGCTGTACTCACCACTCTCCTGTCCATCGCGGTCTACATGATGATCTCTACTGTGTCTACACGCGTATCCAAGCCTGCTCAACCCGTCTACGCGATTACCCGCTAAGATGGTGGTGGACTTCTTTTCATAAGAATGATCAGAACAATGCCAATAAAAGCGATTATACCTATATAAATATACACTTCTTGATTGTAAAGAATCTCATCTCCAAGTCTCTTTACTTTCTCTTCCTTCGTCTTTTCTTTATTCTTCGTGAATTTATCCAATGGAACTTTTGTTAAACCTTCAAGTTTATCTGTAGAACACCGGATTTCAAATTTTAATACATGTTCTGTATTACCCACCTCATATGTCGTAAGGACACCATTATTCATGTATAAAAACTCAATTCCGAGATCTTTTATAACCTTTTGTGGCCCCGAATGAAATCTGTGAATCAATGGATCATCAGAACCGTTATAAAATAGGGTGGTTCCTCCATTTAGAAGAATGTGTCCAGTAAAATGCGGGGTTCCGGAGTATACAGTTTGGTTGAATTCATCGGAACCCGACGAAAGTCTCAAAATAAGAGAATTGGGAGAAGGTGTTTGTGGAGTTGGGATAAAACCAGACACAAGACGAATTTCTTCAACGTCGTAAATGGGGTTTTCTAAACTAATAACATAGTTGTTCGAGTGTGGATAAATAACCGAATCACGTTGACTACTATCTATAGAGAGGTTGTGAACCTTCATTAAAATATAGGGACAATATTTTAATGATTGTTATCATTCATATATGAATATACTTACTGGTACAGGGATTGAGCGAGGGGGTTATTCTTGAGCTGATTCGCAGCGATGTCGAGACGCTTGGTGTTCGGGTTTTCATTACCCTTGTATGGATTGAACTGGTGAAACGACTTGTTCTGGTAATGTTGCATCCACGCACCGTTAGCAGCACTGGTACGACCATCAATACGTGTAGTATCTGAGCGAACCGATGTGAGGGCTCCACCTTGCTTGAGTGCACTCTCCCGAACATTCATGCGACCCGCATTACCCATGCGGTTAGGCTTACCACGACGATCATCGGGGCGGAAACCGTATTTCATAAGCTCTTCATTCGTCTTAGCAGTGACGCGACTCGCAGCACCAGTCGCGTACGCACCATGGAAACTGTGAATACCGGGTG